TTCAACCCAAGCCACCCTCACCGTGCAGGGCAAATGGGATGATCAAAAGGTTTGGATTGGCACTAAGTACAGTATGAACTACACGTTCTCTCCGTTCTACCTGCGAGATGTCAACAACGACAGTTCCTTTGTTTCCGGTAGGTATCAACTGCGGTATCTATCTGTTCAATACGCGGAAACAGGCTTCTTTAAAGTGTTGGTTACAATTAAGAACGAAACTCCCTATGAGTACTTCTTGACTGCCAACACCGTAGGACTGATGGTTCTTAACGCCCCCGCAACGGCTTCAGGAACCTTTCGGATTCCTCTGTATTCCAAGCATGACAATTTAACGGTTAGCGTTGTGAACGATTCACCTTTCCCTTGTAAACTGCTTGCGGCTGAACTTGAAGGGATTTACGAAACCCGTGCTACGCGTAGTTAAATGATTACTATCTATCCCACAATGCCGGAAGATGTGCGTCCAATTGCACTAAACTTAAGACAGGCTGATCGTGATGAGATTCAAGCCGGAAGCGGAAGATCTCCCCTACAGGTTGTTGGCGATTCTGTAGGATGCAGCACCGAGGTCTACACCATTTTTGAAACAAAGACCATGCTTCCGTGTGGTATCTTTGGAATAGCGCCATCACACTATGCTCCCCTCGCCACACAAATATGGTGTCTAGGTACGGATAAACTGTCTTTTGTTGGTGTTGGGTTTTTAAAAGCGTCAGTATTTTATATTAACAAATTTCAAAAGCAATATCCTGTTTTAACCAATGTGGTTGATTGCCGTAACACGGTGCATATTCGTTATTTGGAATGGCTTAAGTTTAAGTTTATTCGTATACTTCCAACATATGGTGTCGAACAACGCCCCTTTGTTGAGTTTTGCCGCATAAACCAAAGTCCTATTGTGAAATCTATTTAAGGATTTGAATCATGTGTGAACCTATATCAATCGGTTTGGGGATTGGAGCGGTAGCCTCCGGGGTAGGCATTGCTGCACAGAATAAAGCAGCAAGTGAGCAGAACTCTTATCGTAAGCGTTTGAGGGTTGCCGGAGAACAGAATTACAAGAACAACAAAGAAGCGGTCATCAAGGACATTGGACTTCAAATTGATCAATTAGGCTTGCGCGAACTTCAAGCCCGTGCCGCAACGCGCCTTGAACTAGAGGGCATCTCCCGTGCCGCTAAGAGTGCTTCTGCAACCTCCGCTGTAGCCTTTGGACGCGCAGGGGTTACAGGACAATCGGTTGAGTTGCTGCATCAACAGTTTTCGCGAGATGTTCTTGAACATGAATCAGCCTTCACTCGCACTCAAGACAACATGAGACAGCAGTTCTCAATGGACGCTCAGGGAATCTACGCTCGTGGTGAGGCTGCTATTAACGCAGGTACTCCCGCTCCGCTACCTCCTGTCCAAACCGTGTCTCCTGCAACAAGCATTATGAACGGCATCAGTACAGGCTTCAGCGTCTACGGTGCGTTGGGATCCTTTAAGACACCTCCCGGCGTAGGCACAGCGGCTCCACCTCCTCTTCTAGCCCGACAGCAATAGAACTACAAATATGGCTCTACCTAATCCTTCTCTCGGCGTTGTAGCGCAACCTGTCAGCACCTATGTGCAACCTGTGGCAGCCGCTGCTGAACTCTATGATCAGCAATCTGTAAACCTTGCTTTGATGTTCAGCGAGTCGTTCAGCAACCTATCGGTATCTGCTGCACGGTTTGCCGGATCTCTTAAGCAAGATCAGAATCAAGCAGATGTACAACAGGGACAGTTCCTTGTTAACAGCAATCGAAAGTCTTACAAGGATTTAGTTTCTAGTGGTCAGATTAATCCCGCAGAAAATCCGTGGCTTGCTATTGGCGCCCAACAGGCTAGTGGAGCCATTGAAGGACTGAATGCTCGTGCGGACTTCCAACAGCGGTACAACGATCAGGCAGCCCAAAATCCGGACTTCTTTAAGGACTCTAGTCATTTTAATGCTTTGGCTAGTACTTTTAGTAAAGAAGCCAATTCAAGAATGGGTGACTCGGCTTATCTGAGTTCTGCTTTTTATGAGTCGTTTAATCCTTTTGTTGCAAGTATGGGGATGCGCCACCTTGAGAATGTAACTAATGAACAGCATCGTGTTATTGCCAATTCAATAGATGCGCGGGTGTATCAGGGACTAACTGATATGCAAGACCCTCAACGAGAACTTGAGGCTAAACAGTCGCTTATAAAAGGAATTGATGACGCGGGGGCTGTTGTAGGTTACAAGGTAGCAAACAACCGAGTAATTGATAACTTTATTGAATATGCCGCAAGCGGGGATATTTCCGGAGTTATGAATATCTTCAACAATTTGAATGTTGGAAGCGGACCGCTTTCGGAAACCTCTTATGCCCTTGAAAAAATTGCTGTAAATCAAGGTCGCATTGATGCCAACAACGACAGGCTTGCTGTTCAGAAGAGAGCGGACTTTGAAAATTGGGGAAACACCCAAATTCAAGCCATGCTAACCGGAAGCATCACCGAAGAAGATGTTTTTAAAACTTTTGATGCTTCAGGTGGTTCGCAGGAACAGCGTGATTGGCTTATGGGTCAAATGCAAATTACCCGTACAAACATGATTACCACAGGAATGCTTAATCAACAGAAGGCAGTTGAAACCATCATTGAACGCAGCGCAGTACTTGAATCGGCTCCTACAACAACCAAAGCAAGACGCCGTACTACAGAGCAAGAAGCATTTGCTAATGGCTACATAGCATTACAAAACCAAATGAATAAACCCGGCTCTGTTATTACAGAGATGCAGAAAGAACTGTATCTACAAAAGTTTGAAGAGCAATGGATGAAGATGGCGCCAAAGCGTGAACTTCAACGCGTTCAAGAACTTTCCCGTGGTTACTTTGAAGGTTTGCCCGGTCAACCGGGGGCGCTCCAAGTGTTTTATGGCGAGTTAGGCGGTGTAGCAAGCGGCGATAGCACTCCGGATATGGCAGCCGCCCGTTCAAGTCTTGACCGAATGCTTCCACAGATGGGAATTTCTCCGGACAAAGCAAAGGCTGCGTATGCAGCAGCGGCGTCTCAATATAGAGATATTCTTTCTTCAAAAGAAGCGGAACTTGGAAATAAAGAGGGTTTCAACGGCACTATTGCCGAGCACCCAAACGACACGCTTCAAGTTAAGGCTGCAAAGGATCAACTACGAGCGCGCTTTTTGTTTACTCGTCTAACAATTGGGGCTGCGTTCGATGACAACTCAGACGCTGTTGGATTGAATCGCATCTTAGTTCAAACAATGAATCCACGCGGAGTTGAGCAAAAGTTAGACCCTCGTATGCGGGATGCCATTACTGCCTATGCCTTTGGAAAGCAGATACGTCCAATGGATACCGTCTTTGCTATTGATCCTGAATCAAAGGGTGGCTCAGTTTTAATAAAGAATCTCGATCTCATTGCTGATAAGATGGCAGGGGGTATGGATGTGCATGACGCACTTGTAGACGTTTCGCAAACTCAACAGTTGCTTTCTTCAAACGTAGATCCTAACAACCCCTTTGATTTTACTACTCTTTTGGACAAACAAGACGCTGCACTTTATTCTTCATATATTCGGGACATCGTCACAGAGCAGGGAATTACGTCCGGAGACTCTGCTGTCTTCTTAGCAAGTGAAGCCCATAAACTTCTTAAAAAGAATCTTCGTCAAGGCTATAACGCTAAAGCCGCTTTTGTTGCCACAAGAGATGAACTAAACAACCCTGATAAATACATGGTTATTAATGGGGCTTTTCTACCAAGAAACGACTTTCCACCGAACACAGATAGAAACACGATCAAGTATTGGTTAGAAAAGAACTACTCAAAGGATGCAAAACTTGTTGTTGTAGGTGTAAATCCAACGGGCAATAAGGTTTATGGCATTCGCAACAGCGATGATTTACACTTTGCAGATGTTCTTATTGAAGCCTCAGACATCGTTATAAACAAACAAGAAGAGGTGTTGGATTTTCTTGCTTGGTCTAAAGTTGAGCGAGAGAGGCAAGCGGCTATGGCGCTGCCCGGAGTTATGCAGTCGTTGACCTCCACGCCTTTCGGTGGCGCATACTAAGTATTTAATCTACTAACACTTTAGGATTTCTATGTCAAGCAAGTTTTTTCCGGATGCAATTTTTGATTTTAGTCCCGCTGAACGAGCGCAGTTAATACAAGAATTAACTCTGCCTCGTCAACAGACCGATCTAGAGAAGGACTATTCCGAAGCCCCTATGGGGGGTATTGCAGCCGGAACCCGTAACTCTGTTTCCGGATCTCTTATTTATCAAGGTGTAGAATCGGTTTCAGAATTCTTTGATCCAACAGGTTCTGACGATCCTTTAAATTTTAAAAAGAAGGCTGATCGTGTTTCCGGTATGGACCCTTTTTCTCATGGACAAAGCAACAACCTTGAGGGTATTGCCCTAGACCTTGAAAGAGTACCAAAAGAAGAGTGGGGCTACTTACTAGCATCAAGAACTCACGGGGAGTATGAAAAGAAACGCGACTTTCTCATGTTGGGACTTCCGGAAACACAAGCAAACATTAAAGGAAATGTGGGCTTGGGTACTTTCTTGGGAGGTTTTGCTGACATAACCGCAATGATGGCAATTGGTGCCGCAGCAGAACCCCTAGCCTTTGCCGGATTGGGAGCGCGTGGTGCTATGGCGGGACAAGCCGTCTTTAAAGAAAGCACAGGGTTTGGTCTAAGAACCCTTGCTCAAACCGTGACAAGCGCGGCAAATACTGTAGGGCGCACTAATCTAACTTTACGTTATGGCGCTCTTACTATGGCTCAAGAAGCCATGTTTATTGCCGTCAAGGAAGGTATTGATCCAAACTACAATCCCGATGCTTCTGATGTTCTTTATGATCTCACCGTAGCCGGAGCCATTGGTGGTGTTGTAGGCGGCTTGGTGTTTGGTCGCACGATGCTTCGTTCAAGCATTATGGAAGCCGCAGAAGAACTTAAGCGTACCAAAGTTATAGATCTTCCCGGCGGTTTTACGCTGCACACTATTCCTGATCTGCCTTTTAGTTCTACAGCGAATGCAGACAAGGTGTTGTTTGCCACATCGGGAGCCGCTAACGCAGATGAACTTGGGGCTAGTCTTCACGCAGATTGGGTAAAGACAGGGGATATGTTTGCTCCGGGAACACGCACAACGTCAGGGGCTACTCCGGTAATCTCCGGTGGTGCTGTAGGTGGTACTGTAGATAGCCTCGGAAACGTCACAAACTTTCCTCCTTTCATTGAAGCCACTTCAGCCCGTCTGTCAAAAAAGGGTGTATGGCAACGTCCCCTTTATGCAGCAACTGACTTTGGAAAGCGGCTGTTTCATACAATGTCATCTCCTGATGAAGTGTTGGCGCTGCTTAAGGGCAACCTCTTAGAGAAGCGTAAGTTTACGTTTAGGCTTACTGCTGTAGATGGTCCGATTCGTGCTGAGTTTGACGCTGAGAAGTTAACTGCGCGAGTAGCAGGATCGTTTACCGATACACCCCTACCAAACCCTTCAATGGGTAGCGCACCCGCACGAGCGGGTTACGATGCTGCAAACGTCTCGCTTGATGTCGAATCAAATGCACGAACCATTACAAAGCGGTTAAAAGCCGTTACGGTTAAGGTAAGTGAAGTTACAGAGCAGCAACTTGCAGATATTCGTAATGCAATGATGTCTGCCGGATTAAAGGAATTGCCGCAGGTTGGAGACGAAATCCGCTTTATGCGTCCGGGATCTAAGATCAAACGACCCAAGATGTTGGTTCGTGGGGCGCAATCAACCGTTAAAACGGTAGTAGCGGCTCTTGGTGATCTAGGCATTCCTATTGACGAAGCCCTCTTTAAGAGTGTTACGCGTGGCGTTCTAGCCGCCGAACAAAGCCGTCTTACAGGAACCGCCTTTAATGCCAAACTTTGGGAAGAGGTCTCACGCGAAGTAGGCATTGCGTCACACGTTGAATCTATTGCTACAGCCATTAAGGGCAACGCTCTTCCTCGCTTTGGCACCGTAGACCGAAATGTGCTTGATGTAGCCACACGAGAAAACATGATTACGTCAGTCTTTGAAGGCTTTCGTAAGGGGATGCATCTAGATCCTACAAATCCCAAGTCTCTTATCTTTGAAGTGTTGCAGCAGATTAAGGATCGTGGGGGTCAAGTTACACGAACAACTGTTGGTGAAGTTGTTGATGAGTTACGAAGCGTTGTGAATAATCCTGCCAAGCGTTTGAACGCCAACGGTAGACGCACCCTTGATCGCACCGCACGGCGCCAAACTGTTGCCGAAATTATTAATAAGCGGGTACCGGATACCGGAACTCCTATTGATATTCCACATTCATACTTTAAGAACTTGGGACCTTTGGCGCGAGAAGCCAAGGCAGGTGGAACTCTCTATGCTAAAAGTGGTCCGGGAAAGGTGGCTACTACCGACCCTAACTATCCGGTTAAGCGCGGTATTGAGGCGATGCAAGATCGAATCCAACGCCTTGCTCAAACAGTAAATAAGAAGACCGGAAAGCCTTACTTAACAACAGATGAAGCGCGAGTAATGACTCGGCTTATGGAGCGTTTAGGTCCTGACAACTTTGCAAACTTTGGACTTCGCATCCGCGATATCGCAAACATGGATGGGTCTTTTGACTTTGTTAGAGATGTAGTCACTATCACTAATAGTGCAATGAATGGTGGGCGCTTTAGCAAGACCTTTATACACGAAATTTGGCACTCCTTTACGGGTTACATTGATAACCAAACTTTGCTTAGGATGAATAAGGATTATGTAAAAGCAGTCAAGAAGATGCACTTAAAAAATGGGGTTAAGTGGGATGATGCGTGGGGAGCAACTCAAGACGATCTTCAAAAGGCAATGTTTCAATTTCGTAAGCAACGCCCCAATATGCCTTTTATGGAATGGTATCAACTTACTAGTCTTGACGAGTGGGTGGTAGGCAACCTAACCTCATCAACCCTAAAGCGTTTAAAGTTAGAAAAAGACACAAAGAACGTGTTTGGTTATTTGCGTCTTATGATGGAAAACGCTTCAGTAGAAATCCGTGCTGTGTTTGGTGGAGCCAAGTATGACAAACTTACAAAAGATTGGATGAATAGTCGCTATCGCACAGCCCGTCTGCAAACTCAAAAAAATGGACTAACCGGAGTAGCCCGCCAAGCCCGGAAGCGAATTGGACAACCTCCTGCTAAATTTAAGAATGGCATGGCAGGGTGGATACAAGGAAATCAAGCAACTCCCGGTGGACCACAGGGAATGTTTGGTGATCTACCCTCTAACGTCATGTACGCCATGTTTGATGATGCGCCTCGGACTACAATGCACCTTGGTCCGCTCAGTAACTTCCTGAATCAAGCCGCGCTTGCTATGCAGTCAGAGAATGGCATGGTGCGGTACATGGCAAACATTGCGTTCCACGCACGGCGTGTTGGCGATGACGCACAGGCTTCTACCATCTTTGAACACGGCATTCAAATGGTTCAGTCTGTTCTTTATCATTTCAGCACAGGCTATCGAAACGGTTACACCAAGTTTGCAATGGAAGCAAGCGGTAACAATACCCCGGCAAACGAACTGAATATCTTCCACGCCGTTGCTACACGTTTTGGAGCCAAGAATAGAGCCATACGCCAAGACTTTGACAAGCGTGTCATTACTGTTCTACGCTCCGGTACTGCTGATTCAAATCTTGCCGTCAATGAAACAGCCAAGGGAGTTAAGCAGATCTTCCAACGCTTGCATGAGGTTGCTTTTGAATCCGGAGTTGCGGGTTTCACAAAGGGTGCAGTACTCAACTATATGCCTCGCCTGTGGCGCTTTGACCACATCCGCAGACTCGCCTCTACTCCGGCAGGAATGGCAGATCTTACGTCCCTCATTGAAAATGCATTGGGACGCAGCGGACGTAAGGTAGTTATTGATGGTGTAGAAACTACATTTACCGGAGACGTTCGTGAAGCAGCCGTAGTGTTTGCTGAACGCTTGAAGAACATTGCTCTTCAAACAGAAAACGCTCCTATGATGGCGCAGGATCAAGAACTCTTTGAATCTCTTGGTGCGCTATTAGGACCCGTTAAGGCAAACACCGCAAGCCCCACACCTTTTGGTAAGGGTCGCGTACTGCTTGACGAGGGCAGTTCAATTGGTCTTACAGCAGACCATCTAGGAAACGGCAGCGCCACTCTCAGTATTGCAGATCTGCTGCACAACAACCTACCAATGGTTATGAAGCGGTACACCACTTCTGTTATGGGAGCGGTTAATGAACAGCGGTTCTTGAATGCAATGAATGACGCTTTGGTTGCCAAGGGTGCTGTTGGACCTACAGAGACGCTTGCCAACGGTACAACGCGGGTACTGCCTTTTGAAAGAATCTCTTCTATAGACAAGATGTTTGCTCAGGCTCGAAAGGTAAATGGCGCCATTGAGCCTAAGCATGAAAAGGGTCTGCGCGAAGTTATGGCAGCCATGACCTTTGAACCGCTGCACTCAGGTACTACTCAATTTAGCGATCAGGCTAAGGGTATCTTGATGTCCTACGGTTATCTTCTAAAGGGTGGTCAGTTTGGTTTGGCTCAGTTGGGCGAAACGGCTCGTATCGTAGGAACCTTTGGTCTAGGTAAGACCATTAATCAATTTCCAATCCTCATGGAGATGGTTACTAATTGGAAGAACCTAGATCGCCCTACGCAAAACTTTGCTTCATGGGTAGACACTTGGATGTCACCTTCAACAGACCGTCTCCGGCGTGAGTTCTTGTCTGTTGGTCTTGACACGTTGAGTGAAGGTCCCGGAACACTAGGAAGAGCCCGACAGGGTCTAGATGTGGCTGCTAATTTACTTTCGGATGTCTCCGGACTAGCCCCTTTGACAAGTTTCACACAGCAGTTAACAGCCGCAGCAAGTATGCAACACCTGTGGGAAGTCGCACGGGGAGGCGCCCGTTTGGATCCTGCCACAATTAAGGGCTTAGGACTAACTACTGCTCAATATGACACTCTAGTTTCTTATGTTGGCAACAACGCTCTAGTCAAAGCCGGGTTCCTCGGCGAACGCATTGTTGGTATGCAGAACATGAGCATGAATAAGGTTGAGATGGATCTGCTGCGAGACTTTGTGGACCGCGCCATCAAAACCCGTATTCAAGATATGCCAACCCGTGGTGACTTTGCTAAGAGCCTATTTGGCTTTTGGGGAAGTGCTGCTACGCAGTTTAGATCCTTTAACTTGAAGGGCGTAGACAACTTCTTGCTACAAAACTTGGGTCGAGTAAAGCAAGGCGGTGGAAAGCGTGTGGCTGCTGAAATTGGATCCACGCTTCTCTTCTCCGGAATGATTGCATATGGGCGTAACTATGCCGATTGGCGTTCCTTCCAAGCCTCGAATGATTTTAAGAAGGCTGAAGAAGTGGCTAAGACGCTAACTTATGACGGGTTTATCCGTGGTGCGCTTGCAGGTCCTTCCGAATTCTTCCTTGCAATTCTTGGCGCTGATGCTGCTTGGAAACACACGGTAAGCGAAGATCCGCTCTTCTCACAGTACCGCTACAGCGGACAATCGACCTTTGGGGTTCCTCTTGAAGACACAATCATAAGGACGTATGGGCTTGCAAAGGATCTGTATGGATCTACTGTAGGTAGAGCAACAGGTTCAAGCCTTGAGCGCGAAATGACTCAGCGTACTTTGCACTCGTTTAGACTTATGCTCCCGGCTCAGAACCTACCGGGACTTAAACAGTTTTTCAACATCCAAGAATCTGAAATTTCAGACTATTTACGCCTACGTCCAACCCAACCCCGCGACAGGTAATGAATCTAAGGAGAAACCAACATGGCAAACAGTTACAAACTATATACAGGCGATAACGCAACTAAGATCTTCGCTTTATCCGGCATTGATGGATGGGTAAGTACTACCTTTTTAAAGGTGTATGTAAACGACATCCTGCAAACCACCGGATATTCGTTTATCAATATGTCAACTACGCCTCAAGTTGAATTTATTACAGCCCCTGCGACAGGCGCCGTTATTCGTATTCAAAGGGAAACTGCACGATCCTCGGTAAGCGGTGATTTGACGCTTAGTGCCTTTAAGTCAAACATCATCGACTTTAATGATGGATCGATTCTTACTTCCGGAGATCTTGATAAGGCTGTAGAAGGGCTTGTTCATGTATCTCAAGAATCAAACGACAGCGGTTCGGGCGCTTTAGGGCTTAATGCCACACAGACTGCTTGGACTGCCGGAAGTAAGCGCATTACTAATGTGACGGACGGCACCGCTGCCCAAGATGCTGTTACGGTAAACCAATTCAACCTAGCCACCCTCTTTGGCGGTTCTGCTATGCAGCCGGAGTTGTGGTCACTTACGGGTACCGGAACGGCTACCTATACGCTTAGTCCGGCTCCTTCAGGCTTGAATGAAGATCTGTTCTTTGTGACCATTGATGGCGTGGTGCAACCCCCTAGTTCCTACACCCTAACGGCAACTACGATTGTCTTTAGTGCTGTAGTTGCTTCTCCCAAGTTAATTAGCATTCGTAATCTTGGTGTAGCCCGAAGTCTTGTTTCTAGTGTGCAGACGGCAATGATTGTTGATGCCAATGTGACCACCGCTAAACTTGACGCTTTTGCGGTAACCAATGCAAAACTTGACACGAATAGCGTAACTACTGCAAAGATCGTAGACGCTAACGTGACTTACGCTAAGGTGCAGAATGTAAACCCAAACAAACTGCTTGGTCGAGTTTCGGCAACCGCAGGGGTAATTGAAGAGGTTACCTGTACGCCGTTGGCACAAACCTTTCTTACTAAGACAACCGCAGCAGACCAACGTACAGCCCTTGAGTTAGGCGCTCTTGCTATTAAAGCAACCGTAGCCTCAGGCGATATTGACACCTCAAGCGTGACCTATGCCAAGATGCAAACTGTTGCTGCGAACAAAGTACTTGGATCTGCCGCAGGAGGTGCTGTTAGTGAACTTGATTGCACGGCTTACGGGCGCACCCTGCTAAATACTGCCGATGCTGCCGGACTCCGTAGTGGTCTGTCTGTGGATCCAATCTATGAACTGCGCACATTTACTACAGCAGGTAACGCCGAGACCAACACTATTAACATTAATTTAGGAACAGGTGGGGCGTATAACACTCTTTATCAAGAGTACATTCTTTTCTGCAATTACTCTACAAGTGCCTCACCTCCTGTAAGTAACAAACAAGTTTTAACTTTTACAGGTTTAACAGATTATACGCGGAAGTTCCTGGTGTCTTTTAGCAAAATTAGCACCGATTCCGGCGGAAACAAACTTGCTAGACCCGAAAACATAACTGTAGAAACAAGGATTTTAGACAACAACGCCTCCTCCGGAATTAGTACTTTTCCGTCTTCCGGAACCATTACGCTGCTTCCGATTCCCTTTGTTGAGCGTCAAGTTCCGGAACTATGGTCTGTTACCGGAGTTCTTTCGCAAACTGCCTATACCCTTTCGGGAATGCTTACCAACAGCACAGACATTAAAGATTTCTTTGTTACTGTGGATGGCGTTGCACGGGCTAATAACTATACAATAAGTGCAAACACTATTACGTTCTCTTCTCCCCTTCCAACTGCGGGTCAGGCGATTGTGGTACGCACATATGGAGCCAACAAAACTACGACATGGGTTCTTCAAGGTAGTAGTTTTGTTTATACAAACGTCATCCGTATTCAACGTATTGTATAAAAGGAACCACAATGCATACCGAAGCCGAATTGATGTTAGCGGTTGGTAGGCTTGAAGGCAAAGTAGACGCTATTCTACAAATGCAAAGGCTGCATGAGGAGCAGATCAAGAATCACGAGGAGCGTCTACGCGAACTTGAGCATTCAAGATCCTTCACAATGGGCATGGCAGCCGCAATAGGTGCCGGGGTTTCGGTAGGGCTTAATTTAGCAATCAAGGCTTTCACATGAATAAACACACGCTAGAACAAATTCACTCTGCTCTTGCAGAAGAGTTGCTCCGAAAGATCATGGACGGCTCTGCTAGTTCTTCTGAACTGAATGTAGCCCGTCAATTCCTAAAAGACAACAGCATTGATTGTGTGGTTGACGCAAGCGTTCCTATGCTGAACCTTGCGAAGATTATGCCGTTTGATGAAGAAGAGGCTGCGTGAGTGAACTTGAACGCAAACTAAAGGACTTTAGGAACTTTGTGTTCCTTGCTTGGGATCATTTGGGGCTACCTGAGCCTACTCCCATCCAACTAGACATCTCCTCGTATCTTCAAAAGGGAGAACGTAGGCGGGTCGTACAAGCCTTCCGTGGGGTAGGCAAGAGTTGGCTTACTAGTGCCTATGTAGTCTTTCGTCTGCTGCACGACCCTCGGTTGAACGTCTTGGTGGTCTCCGCGTCTAAACAACGTGCTGATGATTTCAGTACGTTTACGCTGCGGCTGATCAACGAACTGCCCCTGTGTCAGCATCTGAAGCCCCGTGAGGATCAGCGCAACTCAAAGATTGCGTTCGATGTGGGTCCCGCTCCTGCCTCTCAGGCTCCAAGTGTGGTATCTAAGGGAATCACAAGTCAGATTACGGGTAGCCGCGCTGACTTGATCATTGCTGACGATGTAGAAAGTTTAAATAACTCCGCTACATTCGCAATGCGTGAGAAGTTGCACACATCTATTGCCGAATTTGAAGCCGTTCTCAAACCCGGAGGGGAGGTGATCTTTCTCGGTACGCCGCAGACGGAGCAGTCGATCTACCACAGTCTGCATGAGAAGGGATACAACACCCGCATTTGGTGTGCTAGATACCCTGACGAACGCCTGAGAACGGCTTTTGGTGAGAAGTTGGCTTTGACCCTGAGGAATGGTGTGGAAGGCGAGGCTACGGATCCTAGGCGCTTTAACAACATTGACCTTATGGAGCGCGAAGCCTCCTATGGACGCACAGGCTTTGCCTTGCAGTTCATGCTCGACAGCACCCTGAGTGACGCAGACCGTTATCCCCTTAAATTGGCGGATCTCACGGTACTTGGATTAAATCCGGAGTGTGCGCCTGAGGGTGTTGTTTGGGCAACTAATACCAACAACATCGTTAAAGACATCCCCTGTGTGGGCTTTAATGGTGACCGATACTACGGACCGATGGATATCCTAGGTAAGTGGATTCCCTACGAGGGTGGGATTATGGCTATTGACCCAAGTGGTCGTGGCGATAACGAAACCGCATATGCCGTGGTCAAGATGTTAAATGGCTTCTTGTACGTCACATCTGCCGGAGGAGTCAAGGGTGGCTACAGCGAGGAGACCCTGTCCAAACTCGTGAACATAGCCAAGTGTCAGAAAGTCAACAAGATTATTATCGAATCCAATTTCGGTGATGGTATGTTCACAGAACTGCTGAAGCCCTATCTTGTAAAGATTTATCCCTGCTCAGTCGAGGAAGTGCGCCACAATATCCAAAAGGAAAGGCGCATTATTGACGTTCTAGAGCCTGTGATGAATCAGCACCGCTTGGTTATTGATGCAGGGGTCATCCGGGATGACTACGAGTCCACCAAGCAGTACGCCTCAGAGAAGTCCTTGCAGTACAGCCTGATGTGGCAGATGTCCCGCATTACCCGTGCTAAGGGCGCCTTGGCTTACGACGATAGAATCGATGTATTGTCTATGGCTGTGTCCTCGTGGGTAGAGCAGATGGGGCAGGATGTCCACCGCAAGATGCTGAATCACGCTGAAGACGAGTTTCAAAAGGAAATTGACCGCTTTGTAGACAACGCTTTAGGTAGAAAGGCAAGGGATCAGGACTCATGGATAAGCATCTAGTCACCAAAGCCTGTGAAGTGGTTTGTAAATATGAGCAGCATCTAAGGAGTGATGAGGCTCTTGGAGCGTCTAAAGCCTTGGCTAAGGCGATGCGCGAACTTAGAGAGGAACTTCCTCCAAAGATTTTGATACAGTTTCGGAGTACAAATGCCAAGTAAGAAGAAGCCCAATTTGTCGGTAGGTCGCGGCGAGAAGTTATCCATCCCCAAGGGAGCCGGGTTAACTGCTAAGGGACGCGCTAAGTACAATCGGGAAACAGGAAGTAATCTTAAAGCCCCTTCTACAGACAAGAACAACCCAAGGCACAAGTCATTCTGTGCGCGTAGTAGTTCTTGGAAGGGCGAACGCGGCTTGGCTGCAAGAAAGCGGTGGGACTGCTAATGGCTAAACCTAGAGATTACAAAGACGAGTACGCTAAGTTCCAAAGCAGCACCGCCTCAAAGAAGGATCGTGCTTCTCGGAACAAGATGCGGCGTCTTATGATCAAAAAGGGAGCCGTTAGTAAAGGCGATAACAAAGACATTGACCATAAGAATGGTAACCCAAAAGA